TACGCGATCCCGATTTCTGTGAAGAACAAAGTCTCTATATGGAAAAAATGAGACTGGCAACTATTAAAGAAATGGAAAGATTGAGCGATTATCATCAATATGAGGATGGGGCAGTAGACCAACCATTTTTGACACCAGAAACAATATTAGATGAATAAACGATAATTTTGCGGATATAATATAAGGGTGGACATTTCTTTCTTTTAATAGGACAATAGAATATGAAAGTTGCAGTTATATCAGGATGTAGCGGTCAAGACGGGTCTTACCTCGCTGAGTTATTACTCAGTAAGGGGTATTTTGTTATTGGATTTTCTCGTAGGGTAAGCGTAGATACATCAGAAAGAATCAAACACTTACTAACTAATGGAAATTTTCAATTTGAAGAAGGTGATGTTTGTGACCCACTTTATATTACCACTTTGCTTACAAAATATCGTGTAGCGGAATTTTATAACCTGGCCGCTCAATCTCATGTCCATACTTCATTTACACAACCTGTTGTTACAACAGAAATTGATTACATGGGGCCACTTAATATTTTAAATTGTATTAAGAACTGTTCACCAGAAACCAAATTCTATCAGGCGTCCACAAGTGAGATGTTTGGCGATGTATTTGAAGAAAGTGATGATGGCGCATATCAGGATGAAGAAACCTATATGAACCCACAATCTCCATATGCTATTGCAAAATTAGCAGCGCATCATGCGGTTAGGTTATATAGAGAATCATACGGTATTTTTGGCTGTTCAGGAATTCTGTTTAATCACGAATCACCTCGTAGGGGTGAAAATTTTGTGACACGGAAGATTACGAAATGGATTGGTGAGTTTGTAAGATGGATGAAGACCCAGCCGGTTTTTGAACAGGGTCAGTTAAGAATGGATGATGATCCAGATCTTATTTATATTTCACCATATGGTAAAGAAGGTTTTCCCAAACTACGTTTGGGCAACCTCGATGCGTCTCGTGATTGGGGTCATGCGAAAGATTATGTCCGTGCCATGTGGATGATGCTACAGCATGATACTGCTGATGATTATGTCGTATCTACAGAAGAAACATATTCTGTACGAGATTTTCTCAATACCGCGTTTTATGAAGCGGGAATTGATGATTGGGAAAACCTGGTAGTTGTTGACCCAAAATTCTACCGCCCCGCAGAAGTTCCATATCTTTGTGGTGTTTCTCAAAAAATAAGAAAAACTCTTGGATGGTCTCCAGAAGTTACATTTGAACAATTAGCAAAAGAAATGGTGGAGGCGGATATAAATGGATGATTTTTTAGTTGGTGGTATTATATTATTATTTATGGTATGTATGTATCTAATTAGATTATACAACTACCAACAGGAAACAATAAAAAAACAACTTGATGATATCAATAAATTAATTTCATCTAAAAAGCAAAGCGAAGTAAGACTGGGACAGATTAGCGAGCATTTTGCGCCACTATTGAAAGATTTTCCATATGATAGCAAAAATGTAAGATTTCTTGGATCACCAATTGATTTTGTGGTATTTGAATTTGAGCAGGAAAAGATAGTCTTTATAGAATTTAAAACCGGCAATTCTAAAGAATCATCAAGACAAAGGACTGTCCGTAAAATTATTGAATCCGGAAATGTTGAATACAAACTTATGACAGTAAATGAAGAAGTGACTATTAAATGAGAAATTATGATGATCCAGACTATAAAAAGGCGCGAGCTAAGGCCCGTCGTAGAGACAAAAGAAAATGTCAAATGCCTGGATGTACTTGTAGGAAGCGTCTACAGGTTCATCATATTATACCTTATTCACAACGTCCAGACTTGAGAGATGAGCTATCTAACCTAATAACTTTGTGTTATGAGTGTCATAAAGAAGTTACCGGCAACGAGGGTTTTTATGAATCTTTGTTTATGGGTATAGTGAAGGATAAAAAATGAAAATTATTAGAGACACCAGAGAACAACAGGGTTTTGAATTTTTCGCGCAAGCTCAGATTATAGATCAAGCATTAGATGCTGGCGACTATACAATCGAGGGATTGGAAGATGTTATAGTTATAGAAAGAAAGGCTTCGAGTGGTGAATTATATCACAATTTAGCAAAGAAACATATGAAGGAGAGGTTTCATAGGGAACTTGAAAAATTGGATAAGATTCAGAATGCTTACATAATTTGTGAATTTCCGGAGTCCTACTTGCATACTTTTCCACAAAATTCCGGAATTCCCAAGTCAAAACAAAAATATATCAAGGCCAGCGCAAAATACCTGCGGAAACTCATATACGAAATTACGGATAATTATAACATAGAGATTATTTTTTGTGATGATAGGAACGATGCCGAAGAACTTACTTTTTCTCTTTTAAAAGAAATATGGGAGAAGCATGGAGATCTATCTACACAGTGATGATTCCGACCCTACTGATAATGGCATAGACTTTAGGACCGCCTCAAGATTTGCCAAAAACATTCACAAGGCAGAAAAAAGTAATGATGATCAATTAATTGTTCATTTTTCAAGTATTGGTGGTGAGTGGGCAGATGGCATGTCTATTTATGATAATATTCTACACTCTTGTTTTTCTGTTATTATGATTGGGCATGGTTGTCTATGTAGTATGGGTACTATTATTTTACAAGCGGCCAGTAAAAGATATCTAATGCCGCATTGTGATTTAATGGTTCATTTTGGGGATTTAACATTAAGTGGACATCAGGTGTCTGTTGAGTCTGGTAGTAAATACTATACAAAAATAAAAAATAATATGATTGATATTTATACTGATAGATGTATAAATGGACCATTTTTTAAAGAACGAGAATACTCAAGAAATAGAGTAAAAGCATATATTAAAAGAAAACTAGAGTCTAATGTGGATTGGTATATGACACCAGAAGAAGCAGTAGATTTTGGTTTTGCTGATAAAGTACTAACAAAAACGGAATATCTTAATGTCCGAAAGATTACAAAAAGAAATACTAGACGAACTAAATGATGCTTGGTTAAATATCAATGTTGATAATGATTCTCTTATTAGACCATTAGATATATTAGATTCTGATGATCCAGAAATATTTTATAAAAAATTAACCTGGCTATTAAGTAATCCAGATTATTTTGCTTTTTTATGTAAGCATATATTTAAAATTGATATTCTACCATTTCAATCTCTTCTTTTAAAAGAACTGTACCATAGAAAATTTCCAATGTTAATTGGCTCTAGAGGTATGGGTAAAACTTTTATAATGAGTTTATATTGTTTACTTAGGGCATTTCTTATGCCCAATAGAAAAATAGTTGTTGTAGGTGCGGCATTTCGTCAATCTAAATTCCTACATGACTATATGGAGAATATATGGAAAAACTCTCCAATTTTAAGAGATCTGTGTGATAGTAATTCTGGCCCTCGGCGCGATGTTGATATGTGCCGCATGATTATTAATGGTAGTCAGGTTGTTGCACTTCCAATTGGCGATGGTAGTAAAATTAGAGGCCAGCGAGCTAATGATATTATCAGCGATGAATTTGCTTCTATGTCTAGAGAGATATTTGAAAATGTTATTGCTGGTTTTGCCGCCGTTTCCGCATCTCCTTCCGAAGGCGTAAAATTACAAGCAGCGAAAAAACGAGCAAAAGAACTAGGCATTGACCCGTCTCTGTTGACAGAAACCCACAGTTCTGAGGATATGGGGAACCAAATTGTATTAGCAGGAACAGCATATTATGATTTTAACCATTTTGCGACATATTGGAAAAGATGGAAATCAATTATTAAAAGTAAGGGCGACCCGCACAAACTAAAAGATGTCTTTGGCGAAGAAGATATACCCGAATCCTTTAATTGGAAAGATTATTCCGTTATAAGAATTCCAGTAGATCTTATTCCTAAAGGATTTATGGATGATGCTCAAATTGCTAGATCTAAAGCAACAGTTCATAATGGTATTTACCTTATGGAGTTTGGTGCTGTTTTCTGTACGGATAGTGCTGGATTCTTTAAGAGAAGTTTAATTGAATCATGTGTTGGTAATGACAGAAAACCGGTCAGTGTTAGTTCTGGTGAAGTTTATTTTGATCCTATGCTCAAAGGTAATCCCACAGGTCAATATATTATTGGGGTGGACCCGGCATCGGAAGTGGACAATTTTTCAATCGTTGTTCTAGAGGTCCACAGCGATCACAGGCGCATTGTACATTGCTGGACTACGAATCGTCAACAGCATAAAGACCGGATTAGAAAAGGTTTGACCGAAGAAAAAGATTTTTATTCTTTCTGTGCCAGAAAAATTCGAGATTTGATGGGCGCATTTCCAACTGTACATATTGCTATGGACGCGCAGGGTGGCGGTATAGCGGTCTCTGAAGCCCTACACGACCCAAAGAACCTAAGTAAAGGAGAAGTGCCTATATGGCCCACTATTGACGAAAATAAAGCAAAGGATACAGATGATGAGGCTGGTCTGCATATTTTAGAGTTATGTCAGTTTGCTAAGTATGATTGGTTGTCAGAGGCAAATCATAGTTTAAGAAAAGATTTTGAAGACAAGGTATTGATTTTTCCAAGATTTGATCCAATTACAATTGGACTGTCTATTGAACAAGATAAAATGGCCAATCGTACATATGACACATTAGAAGACTGTGTTATGGAAATTGAGGAACTTAAAAACGAACTTTGTATGATAGAGATTAGACAGACCTCTACCGGCAGAGAGCACTGGGATACACCAGAAGTTAAAATAGGAACCGGTAGAAAAGAGCGGATTAGAAAAGACCGTTATTCCTCGTTATTAATGGCAAATATGGCGGCTAGACAAACGAGAGCAAGACGAATTCAGGATGATTATAATATAGTTGGTGGTTTTGCAGAAATGTCTAATAAAAAGAAAAGAAGTGGATTGGATTTTATTGCCCCGGCTTGGGCTGCTGATTTAAATAACATCTATTGATTTTTTGGTGTATAACAATATGAATACAATTGGGATATAATACTAATATCCATTTCTTTAAAAGGTTACACCAATGTCAGATGAAAAAAGTCTTTATATTGACATGAACGACAAGGATGCTTTGCAACAAGCAAAAGCTAATGTCGATAGTTATGATGGGGTACAATCAGCAAATGCAAGCCATAGATCTTATTTAGATATTGAGGATGGCATATCTGTTAGAACATCTTATAGAAAAGATGATTACTATTATTTCCGTACTGGTGAAAGACCTCCTAGTAAAGATAAAGAAATAATTGCTAAATGTATGAACGCCTATGAAAAGGTCGGCATCATTAAAAATGTTATCGATCTAATGGGGGATTTTGGATCGCAGGGTATTAGTTTAGTTCACCAAGACAAAAATGCGCAAAAATTCTACCGCAGATGGTGGGAAGAAGTTGGCGGCGCAGAGAGATCAGAAAGATTTCTAAATACATTATTCAGGTGTGGCAATGTTGTTATCAAAAGAAGATATGCCAAACTCAATAAATCCGTCCAACGACAAATGACTCGTGGTGAAGATGATGTAATTATTACAAAAGAAAATCTTTCTCGCCGTCGTATACCATTTGTTTATGATTTTCTCAGCCCATTAACTATTGATGTTGTTGGTGGTCAGTCTGCTTTATTTACTGGTGATAAAAAATATAGACTAAAACTCTCCAGTTATATCAAAAAATCTTATGAAGCAAAAGAGCTTCCATTAAATTCATTATCAGATGATGTTCAAAAGGCATTAAAAAATGGTGATAGTCATATAGATCTTGATCCAGAAAATATAATGGTGTTCCATTATAAAAAGGACGATTGGCAGTTATGGGCGTTTCCAATGGTTAATGCTATTCTTGATGATATTACAATGTTGGAAAAAATGAAGTTAGCGGATATGTCCGCGCTTGATGGTGCTATTTCAAATATTCGTCTTTGGCGACTTGGTGATTTTGAGCATAAAATTCTTCCCACTAAAAACGCTATTGATAAATTGCGCAATATATTAGCAAGTAATGTTGGTGGTGGAACAATGGATTTAGTATGGGGGCCAGAACTTGACTTTAAAGAAAGCAATACGCAGATTTTTAAATTTTTGGGCGAGCAGAAATACCAACCTGTTCTTAATAGTATTTATGCTGGGCTTGGTATTCCACCAACACTTACGGGTATTGCTGGAAATGGCGGTGGTTATACTAATAATTTTATTTCTCTTAAAACTCTTATTGAAAGATTAGAGTACGGTAGAGATTTATTAAGTAGATTTTGGAATACTGAAATTAGAAAAGTTCAAAAAGCAATGGGTTTTGCTAAACCAGCCAAACTTCATTTTGACCATATGATACTTTCTGATGAATCTGCTGAAAAGAATCTTCTTGTTCAATTAGCAGATCGGGACATTGTTTCTATTGAAACAGTTCGTGAGCGGTTTGGTGAAATTAATGATATTGAAGATGCGCGAATTAAAACAGAAAATCGTGGGCGCAAATCTAAAAAGGTTCCGCCAAAAACCGGCCCTTATCATAACGCCCAAATAGAAGATGAATATAAAAAGATTGGTCTGAATAAAGATGTAATAACTATTGATCAGGTTACCGATTTAAAACCAAAGCCTGAACCAGCAGTAGAAGCCCCTACCACACAACCACAGGAGAAAAAACCAAATACTTCTGAAAATCCAGACGGTGGTAGACCTAAAAATGCTATTGATACACAACCTCGTAAAAGAAAAGTTGTTAATCCAAGAACAAATGCAAGTTTATTGATATGGGCAACAAATGCTCAAAAACAAATTAGCGAAATATTACAACCTGCTTTACTAGCTCATTATGGTAAATCTAATATTAGAAAGTTGACAAAACAAGAGTCTGAAGAAGTTGAACTATCTAAGTTTGTTGTACTTGCTAACTTAGATCCATATACTGATATTAGTCAGGATATAATACTTAATATACTAGAGTCTAGTGCAAAAATTAAACGAGAAATATTAGTAGAAGTGGACAATTTAATAAAAGAATATATGGGCAAAAATTCTAAGTCACCCTCTGTTGAAGATATGCGCCAAATTTATTGTCTAGCATACTCTTATGTAAAAAGTGCCCCTTCGTAAAAATTTGGTGTATAAGAAAAGTGAGGTGATAATATGAAAGTTTATCCACAAGAAATATTAGATGGTTTATCAGAAAAAGTTCAGGCTAGT